TTAACTGGATCTCCAACCTTAAGATTCAAGTAAGTTTCAACAACCATTGTCTCAGTACCAATGGTTACATCACCAGTGCCAAAAGTTCCTGTTGTCCCTGCTGGTTTGTAATAGAGAGCACCTGATGTGCCAGATAAACATGTTACGGCCATGAGGCTGCTTTTAAATTTATATACAGGTTAGCTCAAAACTGTGGCAATAAAAGAAACATTTATTTCTCCCATAAATAAAGGTGCTGTTTCTGTGCTTGAAAAAGATGGTCCTTCTATTGAACCCAGACGCATATACACACCTGTTGTTGTCTTTGTAGACGAATTAAGTGTCTCTAATACATCAACAGCAGTCGTTATTAATGTCTGATTTCTTGCTGGTCCTTTACCTTTTTCAGTAAATACTTCAATTGTTATTAACCCTCTTGCATTATCAACACTTGCAGTCAGTGTTGGGTCATTAGTAAGCCCGAAATCCACGTTAACCGTTACATATTCAGTCGTACTGTTTAAAGGAGAGGCCGTTATGTTATCAAAAAAGACAGGGACCGCAGGACTTAACGCACCAAAGGCTGTGAGTAACGGATTCTCTACCTTTGCTCTGATTGACTGGTAATTCATCCAAATCCTCTTGTTGCAGTACGACGATTAGACTTATGCAAAGCCTTGTCCATTTCTATTCTAATTGCACGATCTAATTCTCCAGCTCTTACATATTTTCTAAACCAGTTAAGTTTTGCCGTTCTGCTGGGTCTACCTCCTGCACCTGAATTTATAGATCCCCTTAAAGTGGGTCTTAATCTACTTCCTGTTCCAAACTCCCATTTACTTGAAGGAAAAGTACCGTCCTTAATAAAATAAGGTTCTGGAGTAGGGGGTAAGAACATATCCTTGGTAAAATCAAAAGCGGTGCTTTTATACATAGACGTGTTATTTATTTCAAATACGACACTATTTAGGCTAAATATCCCCTTGACTACCTCTCTTCCTGTTGTTGTCGGAAATAAAACTCCTGATGGTGGTCCTGGTTTTTGAAAATTTCTACATCTAAATTGTTTTCCTGTTGGTGTCTCTATTTGCCAAGAATTAGAAAATTTACCTGTCCATGCGGGTCCGACCTGCTGTAAATCCCTAATTATTCGAGCAGAAGCAAATGCTGGACCGTGATAAGCAACAGAAGCAGCGACCCTATCTACTTCTTTGAGTGCATCCCATAATTGATTGACAAACTTTGCCATTATTGTGGTCTGACAATAAGAGTATGAAATATAGGATTGTCCCCTCTTGCCGTTTTTACATTAACTATTTTGGCCTCTCTAGTAGCTCCTGCTTGAGGGTATTGAACACGATCTGCTTCTGTTGGGTAGTAGTCACCTAATTCAGTAGCTCCAATGACTATTTTTAAATCTGTAGATTGATAAAGACCCTCATTTTCTCTTGAATTTAGTTCTGTTATTACTCCTTTTACGCTTACATTTGTGTCCGATCCAGTAACAGCCCCCGTTGTTGGGTTATATGTTCTTGGAGTTGTGGTTTTAACAAAAGTTAATGTTTGACCCCAGGTACTTAAAATGCTTGCTGGTACGTTTCCAAATACATCATCAATTTTTGCCATAATTAACCTCTTACCACCCGAACTTGATAGCCGCCAGCTCCACCAAGACAATAAGCACCAAGATAGGACTGGAGCCAAGGATAAACGTCAAAAACATTGTTCACATTGCCAGTAGCAAGACTAGCTTCGTTGTATTTAACCTTTAATTCACCTAATTCGACTTCTTTTGCAACACCTTCTGTTCCTGTATTACCTGTCATTGCATCCGTATCATTAGCCAACGCTCTTGCTAACTCATATTGTGCATACTTGATTTTTGCAGGAATTGAACTGCAATCAAGTTCAACATCATCAACTTGAAAATTATTTCTAGGCCATTTCAATGCTTGTGATTCATCACATCTGTCACCGTAAAAATTAAGGCTATCGATCCAACGACAAGCAGAAATCAATGCACGATTTTTCTTGTCATCTGTTTTGTCTGTCCACGTTGAATCATCAGGAGAAGTTTCAAAGTAACTATTAGCTTCTGCCAAAGTGACATAACTATTAGAACTTTCACCTTTCAAAGTGGCTGAGATAGTTGCTGCCACGTTTATTTACCAAACATTGTTTTTATTCTAGCGTCATAAAAAACCCCCACCAAATAAATAGTGAGGGCTTTCATGCAGATCTATGGAAGATCAGACTTACACTAGATCAAAGTGTTGATGTGTCTAGTGGTGTGTTAACTGTTAACTGAACCATAGGAATTAGGTCTGCATCATAAGTTGCAGTCCAGTTATCCTTGTTACCAAGAACACTATTGGTTGGGTTATCAGCAGCATTACCCCACTTAGTACCCATAACGTGATACGCAGTGTGATAGTCAACAGAAAGTACGTCTTGCTTCGAAAGCACGTTTCTATCTGCTTCAATTCTGAGGTCTTGCTGAACACCTTCCATGATTGTTCCAGACTTAACCAAGTAGCAGTAGTACTCCTTGATATGACCAGAAGCTCCAGGTTGAACAGCGTTCACCTGAGAATCCATAATCACGTTCATGCCAGCAAAAGTACCAATGCTTCTTGCATCAATACCAGCACCGCCACCACCCCAAGTCACAGCTCCACCAGAAGTTAGTGAAGAAGTTGAGAAGGTTAATAGTCCTACCTGATAAAGATAGAAACCAACATTAGGATGAACAATAAGAGTATCTAACTCATCACCACGCTCTCCAAGTAACGCTCTAGCTGTCGCTACGTTTGAAGCAGTCAAATAGTTAGCTTCAGCAGCACCAGAAGAAGCAGCTTTAGCTAAATCAGAAGCATTAGCACTAAGAGCTGTACCAAATAGACCATGTAATTGATAGAACAATCTTTGGCTATTTAACTTATTGATTGCATCTGCAAGCTGGTTGCGGATTGCATTCATTGGATCTTCACCAGCAGCCAATGTTGCAATGTCATCTACAGCGTATGCAAAACCTCTGTGGATGATTGTTGCAATCTGAGTTGCTGTACCAATTTTCTGAGGTGTTAAGTAACCAGCACTTGAGGTTCCCCAAGTAGCGGTTCCGTTCATTACCTCTTCTGTTGGTGCAACAGGATTGAACTCAGGAACTTGGATGCGTGTACCGCCTTCTCTTGAATCAAGGAAGCTGTTTCTTACAACTGCTCCACTTTTTACAAAAAGACTGCGTTCTTTAATTGCCTCTTGCACATAGCGAGACAAATTATTTCTTTTTACGATGTCCGCAAGAAGGACACCGCCAGAGTAATTCTGAAACGGGGCTGCCATTTCTAATTAGGAGGATTCTTTAACGAAGTCCAAGTCACAGACTCGGTTGTTAACTCACAGAGCTAACTATGTGGAAGCACCTGCCTCTTTCTTGAGCACAGCAGCAAGATCGGGTTCGGTGCTTTCAAGGATCATTTGCCTTGTTAGGTTAATACTACCTTCTTTCCAGGGATTAGTCATACCAGGAGAGACATTTGATGTAGGTGTAGGCTTTGCACCCATACCAGCAGCAGAGCTAGGTTTGAAGTGGTGTTCCCATCCACTACCAGGATTTTTTAGGTTCCCTATGTAAGTTCCTAAGTCTTGTTCGACACCTCCATTAAGTACAACAACATCACCGTTATCGTTCTTTTTCAACTTATCTTGAAGAAGAGATAGCATTTGTTCTGCATTTACAGCACCAGAATTACTGATCGCTGAAAGTGCCGAAGTCTTAATGTTTGCAGTCTCATTAGAACTTTTTAAGTTCTTTAATTCTTCATTTAAAGTATTTATTTGTAAGTCTTTTTCTTGGGCGGTTTTGTTGGCTTCTTCCCATAGGTCTTTCCACTGCCCTTGGTCTTCAAGTGACTTTTTCCTTTTGTCATCTGCTTTTTTGTAAACATCATCAAGTTTAGTCTTGATGCCTTGAAATTTTTCGCCTTCTTCAGCGATTTTTGCTTCTAATGCAGAGATTTTGCTCTCGTACTCAGCCTTAACACTGTCAAGATTGGGTGCTTGAGGGATTGTAGTCTCAGCCACGGGCTGTTCAGCAGGAGTCACAGACTCAGGCTGTATGACTTTTTCTTCCATAATTAAGCGTCAGTTTTTGCTTTAGGGGTAGTAGTTTTTGCTTTTGGTGCTGCTTCAGGCACAGGTGTTGTTTTAGTTTCTGGAGTTGTGATTACTTTCCCAGCATCCAAGTCAGTGGCTCGGACACTTGAAACAGGAACCCATTTTCCATCAACTAGCTCTACAGAAGGCATAGTAATAAGGCTATTCTCTATTATTGTAGTGTATTAATCCGCTTCAGTCTCGTTTGCGTTAGGTAGTACTTCACCTTGAACCAATATGTCTCTAAATTCTTCTCTATCTATAACTTGTTGATCAAATAGTGAAGTTAAAGCTGTTATATCTTGTCCAATTAGCCTCTCAATATCAAAATCACGACTAATTTTAATTTCAGGTGGCTCTAAACCTAAATAATCAGCCGATAAATTAAACGCTTTTTGTACTTTTTGTTCTAAATCCAAAGAAACCATTGAAAGCATTGAATTTGTATCTACACGATCCAGCCGTCTTGCGTCTGCAGATTCTGCAACAAATTTCTGCTGAGAGAGTGTGCTTATTCCTAAAGTTGCCATTTGGGACTGTAATTCTTGTATTTCTGCTGCTTGAGCTTCAAATGCACTTGCGGCTGGCTCTACATAGTAGATTTTATTTCCTGGTTGGGTTGCCATTGCATAATTGACACTGATTGCTGTGTCTTTTGTCTGATCATCCCACCCTTCCATTACCAATAATGGCTGTGAAGCAACGTGCAAACTATGAATCAAGTCAGCTTGACGTTGAAAATGTGCCAAATTCAAATAAGCAATATCTAATAACGGTGGTTTACTTGTCATCGTGTCTGTTTTTCCTGCATAAACAGTCACTAAAGGTATTTCACCTAACGAAAATTCACCTGATTCGACCAATTCATAATCTTTTTCATTAGCAGGAGAGTCAAAATTACCTGCAAAACTCTCATCTTGCGTGTACATATCCTTTGTTGTCTCTTTTTTCCTAAAAATCTTGTACTGACCAGGCTGAATTACTCTAATTTGATCAAAAACTTTCTCTCCAAAGTCTCCTTCAGGCACAACAGCCTGTTCTGCAATTCTTACTTGTATCAATTTTCCATAATTAACCTCTCTATCTAGCCTCCAACCATAGACATTTGCTGGATCGACTTCAATCCAATAAGGTCTACGATTTTGATTTCTTTCTTCTGCAAGACTTCTTGCTCCTGTTGGGGCAGGAAAATCTACAAGAGTATTACTATGTCCATAAGTTAAAGCACAAATTAATAATCTTCTTGCGTATTCATCTAAATCTGATCCACATCCATCAACATCTTTAACAAAAACATCAGTCCAATAAGGATCACCAATAACAGTGATTGGTTTACGCAGAATTAAACCTGTTGCAGCTCTAACTAATCGTTGCGTATAAGGAGAGAAAACAGCACGGTTAACTCTTGATAAATATGCGTCATAATCTTCTCTTGGTTCTAATGGTAAAAATGCTTCAGAATTATCTCGTAAATATTCCGTTCCATAAGTCACAGCTTTCATTATTTCCCACGATTTTGTCATATCTAAAACTGCTCTAGTTTTAGAAAACGGATTATCTCCCCCACCTAGATAGGTTTGACTAACGACATTTGTACGAATGGCCCCTGGTACAGAGTATGTCATCTAACTTTTAAACTTTTAACATTATTGATAGTCTAAACGGTCTTGCTTTATTAGCTCACCATTTCGTTTTATTTGCCCAATATGCAGCACTCATTTTGCCTTTTGCAATATTGGCAGCATGTCTAGCTTTAAATGATCGTCTTCTTGCCTTATCTTTTTCACTTTGTGGGTTTTTTCCTGCTCCACTAACTCCTTGTTGCCCAAAACGTATCAACTTTACTTGATCTCCTTGTTTTGCTAAGACTGCATGAGACTTAGTTGCATGACCAGGTGTTCTTTTGGGTTTGTTATACCCACTAAACTTTTCTTTACCTCTTGTAACTGTCATTTTTTCTTCTTTTTAGCTGTTTTTGCTGCTTTTTTAAAG